ATTACAGTCAAGACTGATAAATTTAAGTGATAAATCAGATTGGAAGAACACTGTACCATTTTCTCTGCTGTAATTTCCTGTTTGAGCTAATCCTGCGTATTCGATATCTTGTTGGAAGTTATAGACTGTAAGTCCTGTTGTAGTGATTCCTGTGATAATACCACAAGAGTCCTGAGCAACAGTTACTCCATCTACCCATTCTCCAAGATATACAAGCTCTACACCACCGATTGAGGAACATCCCAAAATCGTGCCGTCTGTAAGATTACAAGTAAAAGACATAATTTTATATTTTTTTTTAGTTTATTTTTTTTAATAAGGGGGAATTACACCCCCTAAAATATTGGTAGTATTACAGTTTGAAGTATACTACATAGTCCCAGAACGCCGCGTTTACACCCGATTTCCATTTTGCTACAACTCTTACTTCTTGGAAGTCCATACTGTAAAAGATTTCAAGGTTCTCATAGTCGTTCAATAAATCACAACCAAAGTACATGTTAGACTTAGAAGAGATAAAGAACTTGTTACTTCCGTTCAATCCTTTAACTGCTATCAATCTTACATTAGTACCTGGTACCATTTGAGAGAATGACTCACCTTGATCCTCAGCTCCTGTGTATGCGAACAAGTTAGCATTTCTTAAAGCTGTAGAGTATAGACGGTAGAAGTCATAACCACAATATAAGTACAAGTCATCCATATCGATGATATTTGTAGGGATTACATTTACAGCGTCATCAACGATAGCGATGATGTTAGCAGCTGTAATAGCAGTGTAGTTAGCAACATTTCCATCAACTGTAGAAGCTGAATAAGTAGTGTTAGCTAAAGTTACGAATCCATCACATAATCCAGTTTGACCTGTTACTGATGTGTTACCTTGCCAAATTAAAGTATCAATCAATGAACTGATTTGAGAAACTTTCTCTTCAGTGTATAATTGTTCGAATCCGAAATCTGTATCGTATGAACCTGGTGCCAACATTGCTTGTGTGTAATATTGTTCTAAAGTTGAGATACAAACTGATTCATTTACCTTTAATGGACATACATTAAGGGTGTTTTGTGTTAAGATCGTTTGTCCTGCGTCAGTGAATCCACAACCACCCGCTTGGGCTTCTAATGTAGAACTCAATAGGTTAATTGATGCAGCTGATTTTATGTCAGGTTGGATCGTAAGGAAACGAGTTGATCTTCCGCCCAAGATCATTTTTTTGATAAGGGCCATTCTTTCTTGATCAACATAGGCTTGTAAGCCATTTACATTAAGCGCCATTTTGTTTGTTTTTTTATTAGTTTATTTTTATTTTTGTCCAAAGAATTTTAACTTATCTTCTTTCTTTGCAGTCTTAGACAAGTTTTCAGTTTTTTTGGTTATTGTTTCTACGGATGGTTCCGAAGCAAACTTATTGAATCTCTCTTTCAATTCTTTATTTTCTGTTCTTAAATCAGTCAATGTTGATTTTAATTCATCAACCATAGATTTAATTGTTGATACCGCTTCAAACATAGTTTTCATTTCTTCTTCGTTTGATTCAGTAGTTTTGTCGGTTTCTTCAGTTTCTAATTCATTAATGAAACCTTTTGCGTCAGTGTAGATTACTAATCCACCTTCTAACTCATGTCTTCCTTCTGGAGCTTGAACAAAATTTCCATCAGCTGCTTTTACCATAACCTCATCACCTACAGAAAGAGCATCTCCTTTGGACATAATCTTAACTTCTGTTCCATCTTTTAACTTGGAAGCAATTTCGTTTTTGTAATCAGCCATTTTGTTTTCCATTCCCATTTCAGTTTCTGTTCCCATTGCAATTGGATTTGGTGTATCGCTACTAGCTTGATACTCGTTTATTTCTTTGATTTCACCAGCGGCTACTGTAATTGATTTTCCGTTATCCAATAGATAATTTCCATCAGGAAGTGGAGCTTCTGTATCAGCTGCGATATTCACAACCTTTTCTCCAACCTTTAATCCATCACCCAAACAACGAATAATCTCTCCTGTCGCTGCGGTGTAATCGGCTGCCATCTTTTCCTCTTGGAAAAGTTCTTTTATTTTAGCAATAATGTTACTTGTTTTACTCATAATACACATTTAATATATTAGTTTATTTTTTGTTTAATACGATTTAGTTTTTAGGATCTAAATCCTTTGAAAACCCAACCATTTTCTTTAGTGATTTTCCAAACTCAACAATACGATCTGTTAACCCTTTACCATTCGCCCATTTAATCTTTTCATCAATACTTGTGTATTCAATCCAAATTAAAACTGATGCGAAAAACTTGGTAAAAGCCCAATCAAACCATATATAGTTTCTCATAATCTCATTTACTATAACTCTGTCTATAAGATAAGCACAGATTAATACAATAAAATAGGGAATAATTTTTCTTGTAAATCCAAGTCTTGTCTTTTTTGAAGTAATCTCTTGATTTGTTTTGGATGCATACCATCTTCCAACCAGTGTATCTAAAATTACAAATAATGTAACTATTAGTGCTAATGGAGCAATTGGTGATATAAATGCCAAAAATGTTAGTAAAAAATTTTTCATCTAATGTTTAATAAGTTTTTTATTTTTTGTTCTTTAGTTTCATCGTTCTCTTTTGAATTTACAATTGACTCAAGTTGTTGGTTAATTTTATCAATCATCTCATCTTCGTACTTTTCAATAAAGTAACCTTCCAAACTAAATCCGTTATATTCCCCATCTTTTACTTTTTCCCATACATCAGGATTGTCAACATAAAATGTAGCAACCCAAGAACCTTCAGGAATATCAGGGAATAGTTTTGATTGGTTTCTATCTCCAACAATATAAGATTCCATCATGTAGATGCCATCTTGTTGTTGTGTCGGATCGTGATTTATATTAACTTTATGGATTTTGTTTTCCTTAAAGTATTTTCTCATCATTTTTTCTATGGTGTCCTTGCTAAACTTAACATAGTATTTACCTAATTCAGGATTGTATCTAGCGATTGGTGTTTCAGCCAACATTACCGGTGCTGTAACCAATCTCTTTTCATCGTTAAGATCTTGAAAGTTATGTTTAGAAAATGGTAACATTCTCAATTGGTTATTAATTCTTTCCAATTTTCTAATTGCCCAATCAATTCCTTCATCTCCGCCCCAACAATCCCACATCAGTCCACCACATCCTTTGTCATAAGGAACATCTTTGTTCTGTTGATGTCTTTTAAATGATGCCATGCGAGCTATTGTCTCAACTGAAATAGGTCTTCTATTACATAATTGGTTTGCCCTTGTCCAACCGACACGAGTTCCACAATCATTAGTAGGATTTTTTTCTTTGTATTTAAGAGCTCTACAAGCGTTTGCACTAACTGATGTTGGATAATCATTAAACGATTCTTCAATCTGTTGGAATACCTCCCATTTAATCTCTGTTGCTGGTTTATCAACGAATGATAAAGCGTCCATACCTTCTTCCATAGAGTTCTCATCAAAATCAAGGTATAAAATAGGTTCTTCCATAGTGTTAAATATATATTTCATAATTCTGTTAAAACTCCGCACTTCTTTTAATTCTATCAACCCTTCTTTGAGTATCAGTTACATCTGTTTCTACAACATAAGCTCTTAATGGTTGGTTTATTTTGTTATCCCCAAATACTCTTAATTCACCATCAGGTTTGTTTACTGCCGGTAAATCAGGTTTTAATGATACTCCACCACCCGCCATATTGATTGAGTTCAATAATTCAGGATACATCTGTGATGATTGGGTATTTATTACTGTTTCACCCGGTGCTAAAAATGATCTAACACTATCTACATCTCCTGATCCTGTACCAGGAACAATACCACCACCTGCTGCTGTAAATTCTTGAGATGATATTACCCCAAATTGAATTGCTGCAAATGTCGCAGCTAAAGCTGCCGCAATACCTTTAATGATAAGACCACCTGGTGTTCCTGCAAATGTTGATAATACAGCTTGAGCTCCTGTTATTACAGCATTTGCCATGTTCAATCTTTTATTTGATTGAAATTCTTGTCTTCTTAATTGAAGGGTTTCTTGTTCTTTTTGTTGATCAAGTTCTTTAACTTTATTATCGTATTGATCTCTTGAAATTATATTTTCTGCCAATTGATTATCTAATGAATCTTTTTCAAATTCATACATTCCTTCAATTCTTGCTTCTTCATTTTTTGATCTTTCTTCTTGAATCATTGAAAGAGTTGTAGAAAGTTGATTAAATAAATTAGCAACAGCATCAACATATTTTGATATTTCTTCAAGACTTTCATCTAAGTCTGATTTATCTATTGGTGATTTAACCTCAGCATTAATAGCATTAATCTTATCTGCAGTATCTTGAGTCATTTTGACTATTTTTTGATCATAGTCAGCTTGAGCTTGTTCTTTTTCCGCAATTGTTTTATCTGTATCTGCTAAAGTTTGATCTAAACTTAATTTAGCAAGATTCTTTTGTTCTTGAAGATTTTTATTTAATAGGTCAATTTCTTGTTGAGCATATTTTTTTCTTACCTCAAGTTTAGCTTTGTTTTTTTCTTCTTCAGTTTTTATGGATTCATCAATTACTCTAATGGCCTCACTTTTCTCATATTGAATTTGAAGGAGTTGAGTATTAGTTATAATATTTTGAGTAGTCTCTTGGACTATTTTTTCTTTTGTTGTGTAATTATCTTGAACTTTTTGAAGATCTTCTTTTTGATATACATCTAATTGTTCTAATAATTTTTTTTCACTATCTAATAAATAAGTTTGGTAGTTATCTTTAATAATTTTTGCTGCATCTAAATAAGCTTGTTCAGTTTTACCTTGTTTTTTAAATTTAATATCTAAAGCTTCTAATTCATTTTTTAGAGCTTTATCAATTATTGATTGTCTTTCGTCACTATATAACTTATTAACTGCTTCAGTTTCTTTTTGTATACCATTAATTCTATCTATTCTATATTTTTCAGATGTTTGTTGAGCGTATATTTCTCTATCAAGTTTGTCTTTAACCTCATCCAAAAGTTTTGCATATTTTTCATTAACATCAAGAGCATCTTCAGTAGAACCATTACTATCTTTTAAAGAATTATTATTATCTTTTAATTGCTCACCATATTGTTTGCCACCTTTAGTTACATCTTTTATTACCGCATTAACATCTACTGCAACCTTACCATAAGATTCCAATCTTTTGTTAGCTGCATCAATCTCGCTTTTAATTCTGTTAATTGATGCTTGGTATTTTTCTAAATTTGCAATCCTTGTACCTGCATTTAAATCATCCTGTTTTAATTTTATAAAATATTCATCGTTATATAACTTTTGAGCCTTAGCTAATTCTTTCTCTAATTCACTTTGTTTCTCTAAGTTTCTTCCTATTGCCTCTTCATTCTTTTGAAGTTGGAACTTAGCCTTTTGATATGCAATATAATTGGCAACTTCTAAATTAAGTTGTTGTTGAAACTTGGTTTCATCAGATATATTTTTAAGAGTTGTACCATAAGTTGCATTGATATCTTTAATCAATTTTTTTCTATCTTCAGATCCTACATTGGTTGCTTTCAATTGATAAATCAATCCAACATATTCAGCACTTTCTTTAGCAATTGTTTCAGTTGCCTTTTGTTCTTCTTCTCTTTGTTTTTTAAGAGCTTCATTTCTTTTCTTAGCAGCCTTTTCAGTATCACCTGATGCGGATGCATAAGATATTAATCCGCCAACTAATAAACCAAGAGCCGTTACAATTGCAACTAATGGTAAAGCATTTAAAGCTGCTGCAAAAAATCCTGTTGATACTGCTGCTCCATCCGCAGCAACTGCTTCACCAACAAGTGCTGCATCAGCAGCTCCTGTCGCAATTGCAACAGTAGTTTGTTGTGTGGCCATTAAACCTAATGATTGTAAAAGTGGTGT